GCTCCATCCCATGGGAAGTTAACATTTCCGATAGTACTTCCTTGGGTTGCTCCTGTGGCTACAGAGAAAGTTTTCGCTAATAATGGTTTCTCGAGAAAAGCCTTAATAGACTCTTGATCGTGAATAGCCACCATCTCTTTAACAGAATTCTCTCTAAAACTAGATAAGTTGCCAGGAACGTACTCTATAGCAGATCTATCCAATCCAAAAACAGTGGTGTCATTGGACACTGGTTCAAGACGCTGTTCACCCATTGACTGATAGGTGGATTCACCTACCATAGTGGGATTATTAGATCCATGTGTATCAGCAGCATGGTCACTGCTTGTAGTTTTATTTGCAGCAAGTGTTTTATGAACTACAGGGACACTCATACCTGTAGCTTGGCATATTTGACCTGGCTTATTTAACTTCGAGCCTGGCACTAAGGTAAATACCATCGAAGAGGTCGTACTAACATTAGACTGAACTGTGACATTACATTTTGCCATTTCACCTTCACAGTCAGCATTTATATCTAATGTATCAACCTGATGTTCGTCCAATTCTAGTGACATGTCCCAATCTTTGGACAGACGTGATCTAAAATAGGACTGGTCGCAAGATAACACTATACCATGTTTCAACGCTTCAGCTTGAAGTCGGGGGGCATAATCTTTCCAAGTATTGGTGTCATAAAGAGATAGCTCTTTAAGAGCACACTCACAATTTGTTTTAACTCTATCTATAACATCAGGTCCCTTCTTATAATGATAGGGTTGTTGGCGTATGACATCATAATCCAATCGGGCCACATATATGCCATCGACTAAAGTAAAAGACCGCTTAAGGAAAGACACATCAGAGAGTCTCTTGTAAAGAGGCAATTCAGAAGACTTACTCTCATCTGTATACTTAAGTCCATACCTAGAGAGAACAGCTTGTATGGTCTGATAGTTGAACCAAGGAACATAATCTGACACGCTCAAAACATGATCATCTCCAAATGCAAAACATGTGACATGGTCATCGAAAGAGGCACCACAACCTTGCTCATCGGCGAGAATAGAGAAAGCTAATCTCATAGCCAAATTTACGTATATCGTGTTTGAGATTGTGGTTGGAGGAGACCCTGAGGGAAGTGAATGATCCCACTCCAAGATCTTATCTCCCACAAGATGATAAGAATTGGTGATTTCCATCCAGAGTGCCTTCCTAATCTTTGATTCTTCGGCATTTGAAGACTTGGAATACCATTTTTCAATGACATCATAAACAGCCCATAACATTTGGGATCCTTGTGTAGCATCAAAACTGGAGAAATCCCCAGCTATAATGTTATTTCCTTTAGCTAGTAAGAGATTAGACATAGTGGTCCACTCATTTGATATAGGGTTGATCCCAACAGCACTGCCATTCTTAAGCCGGAACCTTAAAAAGTTTTCGATGAATGAACCAAAATACATTCGAAACATAACAGTCAGGTCCAAAGGGCACGCTGTTATCATTCGTGTTTTGACAGCATTCACTTTTTCAAGAGGTCGGAGTTCATCCTTAAGGCAATCCAAGAACACAAATGTTGGTCTAATATTGGATTTAATTTCAGACAACTTTGTATAAATGGTTTGAATCAGAGTTTGACATTCGGGGCTGGAGAAATCATAGTCACCTTCAGAACCAAAATAACCTTTCTTACCAGGTAATGATGACATTTTATTCCAAGGGTAACCAGGGCTCGTTTTCCTGTCAAGACCGTAAACATAAGGGTTTCCATCTATACCAGAAATCGCTTCTGTCAGAGTGAA